GATCATCATCCTGGTGCTTGTGATCATCGCCGGCATGATAGCGGCGTCATGAGGGGCTACACGCGGCGCGAGATCAGGGAGATCGCGTTTGAGGGCGTCTTTCTTCATGGCCGGAATCCATGGCCCGTCACCGGCTACTTGGACCGGGAGATAAGTCCCTACGGGCTCGCGATCGAGACCATCTGTAGGCGGCTGGCCCGTCCGGGGCGCCCGCGGCGTCATCTACGCCCCACGCTTACCAGGAGGATGCGATGAGCTCCGTTACCTTCGATCGACCCAAACGGCAGTACGATCTAAAGACCGCCGGCATCGACAGCGAGGGCAACCTCCTGCTTTTCGCCAAGAACAAGCAGCCTATCCGGGTCCCCCGGCGCCACCTGCCGAGCCTGCGCTGGCTGTTGGATCAGGCGCCGAAGTAGTACATTCAGAACCAAGGCGGCGTCGCACACCGCCCAGGCGCTAGGTCCTGACCGAGCGGGACCTTATGGCCGTTTCACGTGAAACACCCCCGTGCAGCCCACTCGAGGAGCCACGCCAGATGCCGACGCCGAAAGTTGTTCCTCAACGCTATCGCCCCAAGACCAGCATCGAGGAGATTACCCCCCACCCCCGGAACGTGCGGCGTGGTGTAGTCGAGCAAATCCAGACATCGCTCGCCAACGTCGGCTGGTTCGGCGCCGTCCTGGTCCAGGAATCCACCAACTACATCCTCGCCGGGCGCCATCGCTGGGAAGCTGCCAGGCGCGAGGGCCATACCACCCTGCCGGCTTTCTGGTTGGACGTCGATGACGGCCAGGCGCTGAAGATTCTCTTGGCAGACAACCGGATGAGCGACATAGCGGCAAACGACGAGGAGGCCGTCCAGACGCTGCTACGCGAGATCTTCGAGAAAGACGGCACCCTGGAGGGGACCGGCTACACAAAGGACGACCTGGATGCCCTGGTCAACGACGGCCTCGAGGACATGGCCCAGACCATGCGCCCACCCGAGCAGCCTATCACCAAAGCCGGCGACGTCTGGGTCCTGGGCCCTCACTGCATGGCCGTTGGCGACGCCCGGGACGGTGAGCTCTGGAAGGCCATGATGGGCGGCCGCAAGGCGGCGCTGCTGTGGACCGACCCGCCCTACGGCGTCGAATACGAGAGCGAGAGCCTGGGTGGGATCCAGAACGACGACCTGACGGGCGACAAACTGATCGAGCTCCTGGCGCCCACCCTGCAATTGGCCGCGGCACACACCCGGGCTGACGCCGCATTCTACATCTGGCATGCCAGCACCACCCGCCGCGAATTCGAACGCGCCATGTTGCTGGCCGGCCTCGAGGAGAAGCAGTATCTGCTCTGGGCGAAAGAGGCCTTCGTGTTGGGCCGATCGGATTTCCATTGGCAGCACGAGCCCTGCTATTACGCCCAGAAACAGGGCCAGAAGTGTCGCTGGTTCGGTGGCAGAACCGAAAGCACGGTCTGGCGGGTCGCCACCCGTGAGGGCTCGGTCGTCCGGCTGGACGTCGACAAGGGTGTACTCCTGACCACCGGCGCGGGCACCGAGATCTACATCGGGAAGCGGCCACCCAAGAAATCGAAGAACCTGCGGACCCTGATCCTCCGGGCGGGCGAGACCCTCGAGCTGGCGGCCCAGCGCGGCGACACCGACACCTGGCACGTCGACACCGCCCGCCGAGCCGGCTACGACCACCCGACCCAGAAACCCCTGGCCCTGGCGGTTCGATCGATCACCTACAGCACCAAACCCGGCGATCTGTGCGTCGACGCCTTCGCCGGCGCCGGCACCCTGCTCCTGGCGGCCGAGGCCACGGCCAGGCACGCGGCTGTTATCGAGAAAGACCCCCGCTGGGCCGACGTCATCTGCCGGAGATACCAGCGCATGACGGGCTCCTGGCCCGTGAACAAGGCCAGCGGCCAGGCACGCGATTTCGACGAAGAATCGAAGGATGCGCCGGCCACCGATGAGGGCCCAACCCCATGAGCGGCCAACCCACCAAACTGACCACGTTCACCGCTGGGCGCATCATCAACGCGCTCCGTAGTTGTGCCTACATCGAGACCGCGGCGGCTTTTGCCGGGATCCACAAGGACAGCTTCTATGAGTGGCTGAAACGTGGAGCCCAGGCCCCCCGCGGGACCAAGGCCTACAACGACTGGATCGAGGCGATCGAGGCGGCCACCGCGGCCGCCGGGGACTCAGCGCAACTCGGCCTGCTCACCGACCGGCGGGCCCGGGCTCCATCCCACTTCGCAGCATTCTCCGACTCAGTAGAAAAGGCACAGGCGGAAGGCGAGATGATGGCTCTGGCCCGGATCACCAAGGCGGGCGGCGATTCGTGGCAAGCCGACGCCTGGCGCCTCGAGCGCAAGTTCCCGCGGCGCTGGGGTCGGCAACTTCGCCTGGCGGCGGACATGGACGAAGGCGAGGAGCTCGACCTCTCGCTCACGATCAAGAAGCCGGCCCCGTGGCACAACCCGACCGAGGAGGGGGAATGAACGAGTGGCCCGAGGAATACTGGATTATCGATCTGGCCGGCGGGATCCGCATCACCGTTCACGACACAGAGTTCCCCGAGCAGCTCAGGCCCCACCACAAGGAGCCGCTCGACCTGAGCCAGATGGTCTGGCTGACGGACATCAGCGGCGGGCCGATCGGTTTCGTGCTGGACGCCGTCAATTGCGTTATTTGGACGACACCGGAGATCCGTCGATACTACGCCGAGTGGCAGAAGACCCTCGACGCCCAGGATCCCGATCCCAAGCAGCCATGGGAGTGACCCCGGGGGCGAGGGCGCTCCTTTGCGCGGGATAACGTACCAACGGACGCCGCTGTACCCCAAACAAGAGGCCTTCCTGTACACCAAGGCCAGGTACAGCCTGGTCGAGGCCAGCACCAAGACCGGCAAGACCCACGGCGCCCTGGTGTGGCAGCACGAGCGGTCGGTTCGCGGCAAGCGCGGGGGCAAGCATTGGTGGGTGGCCCCGGTCCTGACCCAGGCGAAAATCGCCTTCGGCCGGATCATCGAGATGATGCCACGCCGGAGCTTCACGCCCAACTTCAGCGATCACGCCATCAAGCTGATTCACAATAAGGCCGTGTGGACCTTCAAGGGCAGCGACCGACCCGACAGCCTGTACGGCGAGGACGTCGAGGACGCCGTGCTCGACGAGGGCACCCGGATGCGCGAGGAGGCATGGAACGCCATCCGGTCGACGCTGACGGCCACCCGGGGGCCCGCCAGGATCCTGGCCAACGTGAAGGGTAGGCGCAATTGGATGTACCGCATGAGCCGCCACGCCGAGGCGGCCATGGAGCTACCCGAGGACCATCTGGACCGCAGGCGCTACCACTACGCCAAGCTGACCGCGCTCGACGCCGTGGCGGTCGGGATCCTGTCGATCGAGGAGATCGAAGACGCCCGGGAGACGCTACAACTCGACGTGTTCGACGAGCTATACATGGCGATCCCGAGCGAGGACGGCAGTAATCCGTTTGGAATGGGCACGATCGCCAAGCAGACCCAGGAAGACCTCGAGCCGGGCCCGGTCGTCGCCTGGGGCGTGGACCTGGCCAAGACGGTCGACTGGACGGTGGCCGTCGGCCTCAACGCCGGCGGCCGCACCGCCCGCTTCGAGCGCTGGCGGCTGCCCTGGGCCGACACCCTGGGCCGGCTCCGTACGCTTATCGGGACCACACCGGCCTACGTCGACAGCACCGGGGTGGGCGACCCGATCGTCGAGTTCCTCCAGAAATCGATGGCCAGCGGTGACCTGGCCACCCGGATCGCGCTGGAGGACCTGAGCCCGCTGGACCAGGCGAAAGACATCCTCCGGCGCCGGGCCCGAGAAGCCACCGAAGAAGCGAAAGCCGAGGCGGCCCTCGATGCCTACATGGGCGGGGCGCCCAACGTGGTCGGTTACCAATTCACAAAGAACAGCCGGCAACGGTTACTTGAGTACTACGCCCTGGCGCTGCAGCGAGCGGAAGTGGCCTTCGTGCGCGGCGACGGAGACGTGGTCGTCAAGGAACACGAGGCCTTCGAGGTCGTCTATACCCCCAGCGGGGCCCGTTACCAGGTCCCCGAGGGCCAGCATGACGACACCGTGATGGCCTATGCCCTGGCGGCCTGGTGCCAACGCGAGGCTGCCGGCATGGTGAGCGCCGGCGGAGCGCAGGTCGACCTCTAGGCCGCAAGGCGCTACTTTGTGGGGGAACGCTGCGCGGGCTGTGAAAATGGCCCGCCCAGCAGGAGGGTAGGGGGGCTCTGGTTGCAAGGCCAGATCCGAAGCGGAGGGGCGCTGCCCCTCCACCCCCGAGCCCGCCCACCACGCCACCCCGAGGAGCCATGACCGCCGCCCCATTGCCTGCGCTCGTCGAACAGAGTGGAGATCCACCCGGCGAAGACACCACCCGCCTGACCGCCACCGCCAAGTGGCTGCGATACCAGCACCCCGAGTACCAAGCGAGAGTGGGGCACTGGGCGTTCGTCCGCGACAACTACACCGCGGAGCTCCTCGAGCCCGGCAAGATCCACAAGTATTTGCAGCAGCGCCGCCAAGGCGAGGGAAACGAGGCGTTCAAGGAGCGGGCCCGGACAGCCGACTACAGTAACCACCTGGCGGTCGTGGTCGACAGCCTGGCCGGCCTGCTGGCGGCGGTCGAGGGCGACACCAACCGTATCTGGGGCGAGGTCCAGGCGATGGCGGGAGGTGCCAGCAAGACCCTGGGCCTGGGTGATCCGACCGACGTCCAGAGCGAGGCGTATCGGATTACCGAGAGCGCCGACGGCAAGGGCACGCAGAACGACGGATTCTGGAACCAGGTGGCCATCGAGTTGTCGCTGACGCATACCGGCTGGATCTTCGTCGACCCCCAGGACGGCAACCCGGTCTATCGCTACATCGCACCCGAGGAGGTGCCTAACTGGTTTGAAGTGGACGGCAGCCTCGAGGCTGTGATCTTGAGGGAACAGGCCGACACCAGGATGAGCATCACCGACAAGCCGGGCGTGGCCGACAACTTCCTGGTGCTCGAGTTAGACGGCTGGACCCGCTGGCGTGTTCGCAAAGATGCCGCCACGCTGGTCAATGAGGGCCGCTGGAAATTCGAGGATGAGCACGGGAACGCGGTCCTGCCGATTCGCCAGATCAAGCTCCCCATGCGACGCGAGGTCGGCTGGATCCTGGCCCACAAGAACATCGCGATCTTCAACCGCGAGAGTGAACGCGACTGGCCCCTGCGGGTGGCCAATTTCGCCCGGCTCTTGGTCGACGGCGACGCCGCGGCATTCAAGAAGCTGGTCGAGTCGCTTAAGAAGGGCCACAACGTGCTCCACGGGACCGGCCACAAGTACATCGCCCCGGCGACCGAGGGGGCGAGCCTGGCGTCGGAGGTCCTGAACGACAAGCGGACCGATTTCTACATCACGGCGTTTCGAGAGTATGGCGACAGCGCCAAGGTCAGGACAGCCACCGAGGTGCGGCAAGACGTTGCCGCCGGCGCCCAGGCCTACCTGACCCACCTGGCCGCCACGCTCGACGAGGCCGAGACCTGGGCCATGCGGACCGCCACGCAAGCGCTGTTTCCGACCGACAAACAACTGTGGTTCGTGTCTCGAGCCAAGCGGAGCGACAACTTCCTCCCGGCCGACCCGGAGAAGGTGATCGACCGGCTGATCAAACGGATGTGGGGCGACAAGCCTGTGCCGTTGGGCAAGACCGCCCAGGTAGAGGCAGCCAAGCTGGTCGCCGAGTGGACCGGCATCTCCACAACCGAGGAGGAGATCGAGTCCGCGGTGACCAGCAGGCTCATTATCGACGTCCTCGAGAAGCAGGTCCTGCCCATCCCGGCGCCGGCCAGGGCCATGGCGGTCGTCAAGCTGTTGGCGGCCAGCGGCCTGATTTCGCCCGACGAGGAGATCACACTGGAGGGGGAGGGCAAGATGCGATTGGCCGATTTCCTCGACAAACAGGCTCAGGCGCTGGCCGCGGCCGAGGACATGATCACGCGCCGTGAGGCCGAGACGCTGATCACACCGCCGGCGCAGCAGCCACCACCCCCGTCACCACCGCCGGCCCCTGCGGCCGGCTGATTCCGGAGAAGGCATGGCAATCAAGACGATCCTCCCGGGCGAGGACATGAGTACCGAGACCAAACATCGTGACGCGATCGGTGCGGCGATCCATACCCTGAATGCGGCTCTGGTGTCAGCCGGGGGCGCTGGCCTCGAGGTTCAAATCACCCACGACGAGCCATTCGACGCGAAAGTCCCCAACCTGAGCGCGCTAGTAAGCAAGCGACTGAAGTAGGCGACCCGTGGCCAGCCCGGTCCAACCCCTAGACCCATACCGGCTCGCCCAGCTCAACGCCCGGGCGGCCGCCGGCAACCTGAGCGCCAGCGCCATCAAGCGGATCAACCGGGCCGTCAGCGAGAACGCGGCCCGGATCAGTGCCCGGCTGGCATTGATCCCACCGGGGGTCCCCGGCCCATCGGCCCTGATCGAGAGCCAGAAGATCCTGGCACAGACCCGCCAGGCGCTCGAGGCGACACTCGACCAGGTCATAGCCGAGGGCCGCAGCGCCAGCTTCACCGAGGTGCTGGGCCATTGGACCGGGGCCAACGAGGCCGCGGTAAGCGTTCTGGGTGAGGTACCCAAGGCGATCGCCGGCGTGGTGTCGGTCCCGGGCCTGACCCTGGCCGGCGCATACGAGGGCCTCGGAGGAGCGGCGGGGAAGTGGCGGTCGCTGATCAAGGGCCATGTATCCAATGCCGTCGATGACGCCAACCGGATCATCGAGACTGGCCTCCTCTCGGGCGCCAGCCCCCAGCAGCTCGCCAAGCGCCTGCGACCCTACATGAGCGGCGCCGTGCCGTTTCACAAAGCGTTCGGCGGCGACGCCTTCGCGGCCGTCCGGAACCTCAGTCTGGCCAATACACCGCCCCACCTGCGCCAGGCCGGCCGGAAGCTCCGCAATCAGGCCAATCGGATCGCGCACACCGAGATCTGGAACGCACGGGCGGAGGCGGAATTGCAGCATTTCGCCGCGGATCCCCTGGTCGAGACCGTCCGTTGGCGGCTATCGCAGCAACGCGGCCAGGTCGACGCCCCGGACATCTGCGACATGCTGGCCCACAACGACGTCTATGGCCTGGGGCACGGGATCTATCCGATCAACAAGGTGCCCCTGCCACCCCACCCATACGACCGCTGTGAGCGGGTGCCGGTCTTGCGGCCGCCCGAGGACGCGATCCTTCCCCGGCCGGCCGGCGACAGCGGCGGATTCGACTGGGACAAGGCCGGCCTGTTCCGCCCGAGCAAGGTCAAGGCGCCGGTATTCAGCAAGGCCGAAGCAGCGGCCAGGCGAGCCCAGTTCCGGCGTCACATCGGCCTGACCGACCAGGCGGGCGTAGCGCCGGCGCTCGACCAGACCATGGCCAGCCACCAGACCAGGAAGATCTTCACCCAGATCTGCAAATCGCCCTGTAAGGCCCCGTCAGGGACAGCGGTATCGGCCCCGACCGACAAGGGCCTCATGGCCAAGCTCTTCCAGCAGACGCCGGACGCGAGCCCCAAGGCCACCTTCCTGCAGATCAAGGCCCAGTTCCCGGAGACGGCCCTGACCCCCCAGAAGGTGAACAGTTTCAAACAGAGCCTGAAAGCGAAGGCCAAGAAGCTGGCCCTGGCGGCCCAGAAAGCGGACGCCGAGGTCGCCCCCCTCGCCCCATCGGCGCCGATTGTCACACCCCCGTCACCACCGGCCATCATACCGCCGACGCCGGCCGCGGGGACCATTCCGGGCCCGAGCGGCATCAAATTGGCCAACGGCTACATCGAGGACCTGGTCAAGCAGGGGAAGTGGACCCCCACGGAGATCGTCGACGCGGCCAAGGCCCATTACCCCAAGGCGGTCGTCACCGAGACCCAGGTGGCCGCGAAGTTCGGGGAGCTGAACGTCCCCCTGCCGGCCAAGGCGGGCCTCGAGGCGGCCGAGACGATCGTCAAGCCCAATCCAACCCCGAGCGCCTACGCCCAGGTGAAGGTGATGGGCCCCGACGATCTCCTGGGCACCAAGATCCAGGCTGCCAGCGGCAGCAACACGGCTGGCCCCAGCGGGCTGTGGAAGGGGAAGGACGGCGTCAAGCGGTACGTCAAGCAATACGCCGACCCGGGCCAGGCCTACGCCGAGGTGATCAGTAACGAGACGTATCGCCGGCTGGGCCTGGCGGCGCCCAAGAGCGGCCTGGCGACGGCCAAGGACGGGAAGTTGCTGTTCTGGAGCGAGTTCCTCGAGGACACCCAGGGCACACTGGGCCAGGCCGGCCTCACCGCCAAGCGAGCCGACCAGGTGCTGGACGGATTCGCAGCCGACATTCTACTGGGTAACTGGGACGCTGTCGGGACCGGGCTCGACAACGTCGTCGTTCGGGCCACCGGCAAGTTGACCAGGATCGACCAGGGCGGGTCCCTGTTGTGGCGGGCCCAGGGCGCCAAGAAACCACTGAAAGTCCTGAATGCGATCGACGAGTGGGACAACTTCAGCAATGCGGCCATCAACCCCGACTACGCCAAGGTGTTCCAGAAAGCCGGCCTCGGCAACGCCGACGCCCTCGGGGCCCGGGCGGTTCAGCAGATCGACGACATCCTGGCCGTCCGCACCGACCTGGGCGGATGGCAGGCGTTTGTCGACGACATCGCCCCCAGCCTGGCCCCGACAGAGCGTACCCGGATCGTCGACATGTTGGAGGCCAGGACGAAGCTCCTGGTGGCCAAACGGGACGAGCTCGCCGCCAAGCTCAACATCCCGGCCCCCAAACTCCCCAAGAAACCCCCGTCGCCGATCGGCACGCCGGTGCCCCAGGTGGCGAAGGGGAAGATCTACAGCAAAGCCATCGAGGAGATCGAGGCGTCGCCGGCCTCGATACCGGGGGCGGCCGCGGGCGCCCCGCCGGCCACCGACAAGCAGCTACTGAAAGCGATCTTCGAGGAAAACCCGACCCAGAGCCCCAAGGTCGCCCTGGGGCAGATCAAGGAGGCGTTCCCCGACAGCCCGATCACCTACAGCAAGGTGAACACGTTCAAGCAGGCGAAAAAAGCCAGCCTCAAGGCCAGCGTTGCCCCGCCAGCGCCGGCCAAGGTGTGGGCCAGCGACAAGGATTTAATGCAGAGCCTGGTTGCCGGCGACCTCCAGATCGAGGGCGGCATGGGTGGGCCCAAGGCCATCCTGGCGGCTGTGCAGGACGAGTTTCCCGATAGCACGATCACTTATCAAAAAGTGAACAGCTACAAGCAGGCGATGAAGGCGAAACTCAAAGCCGGCAAGCCGATCCCCAATCCGCAGCCGGTCCTGGCCAAACCGGGCGTGGCGGGCACCACCACCCCGACGCCGGGCACGGCGGCCCAGAAGGTCAAGCTACCAAAGGCGCTGGACAAGGAGCTCGCCAAGACTCAGAAGGCACTGGATGACGTCAACTTTATCGACGAGGACCTCGAGCTGGCCGGCGCCGTGGATCCCGGCGAGTTGGCCGACAAGGCGTTGGGGCAGCTACAGGAGATGGGCATCAACATCGACACCGAGCAATTGGCCGGCCTCGATACGGGAAACAATCCCATTGACGTGTTCACGTACCTCGATGATGTGGGGACGGCGCTCAACGAATTCAAGGCCACACCGAGCCACCAGACCCTGGCGGCATTCGAAGACGCTATCGGGAAGTTTGACGCGGGCGACGCCTCGCTCTATGCGGACAAGATCAAAAAGCACCTGCCGAAGCCGACATCGGCGCCACCGGGCGCGGTCAAGACCGGCGTCGCGGCCACCCACAAGGGTGTGCCATTGGGGCCGACCGCCAAGACCGACGCAGTCAGCGACGCCGTGGCCGAGGCCTTCGACGTCGACCAATTGGCTATGCTTTCCAAGGCCGACCCGGGTGAATTCAATAAAGTGATGGCCATCGTTGCAAAGGCCGGCAAAGGCCAGGGCGTCCAGAACATGGCCGTGCTTTCTGAATTGGGCGCCGATCCAACGATCGTCATGGCCAAGATGATCCCCCAACTCCTGAGCGGCAACAAGGTCGCCGGCGCCACCAGCAAGAGTCTGTTCAAGTGGGGGGTCGGCGTCGCCGACGACGTCCTCAAGGGCTGGTCGATCGAGCAGAAACGCAGCGTCATGGAGCAGGCACTCATGGCTTTGGCCGGCGATACGAAATCAATCGCCTGGATGACCAACAACCCCGAGCTCAACAACGTCAAACTCCTGAAGATGCTGCAGACCGGGAAGACCACGGCGGCCAAGAAGGTCAAGGCATTGAAAAAGGCCTTCGCCAGCCAGGCCACCAAGGGCGGCATCGTTCCCCCGGGGGCCAAGGCGAAGTCGATCGACGCGCTGCCGTTCCAGATCAAGCCGGACGACGTGGCGTCGTTCGTGGCCGACAGCGCCTACCAAGACAACCTGTACTTCGCGGCCGGCAAGAGCACCACGGCTAAGCTCGACGTCGGATCGATCGACATCACCAAGGTCTCCGACGCGACAAACGGCCACGGGTTTCTACTCGAGCCGAAACCCAACTTCGGCAAGCTGGTCGGCAATCAGAAATACAAGCAATACGCGATCAAGAGCACGAAGGCGTTCAAGGGGAGCAAGGGGGCCCTATCGAAAGAGATTCGGCGGCTCAGTGGAAAGGCCGCAACAGACCTCAGCCCGGCCCAGCGCACCCGGGTGATGCTCGACGGCGGCTACGACACAGTCGTGCTGGAGGCCAACGGCAAGGTAACCAAGGTGCTGGTGCTCGATCCCAAGATCGTTAAGCAAGTCAAGGTCATCGTGAAGATACCGCCGAAACCTGTCAACGGCGGGCTGGCTGGTGCGCCGCAGGTCACCGACGAGGCTGCTCTGCCGACCGGGTTCCTGCGCGGGGAAGCCCCTAACGCGGCCCGCCTGTCAAAAGCCCCGGCGTCGATCAAAGCCAACGCGGAGATGCCAGACAACGCCCGAATCGCCATGAGGAAGTACACGGGCAGCGACTACTATAGTTGGAACGGCAGTCTCCGCCGCTCCGGTAAGCATAGTGGTGGCAAGTCCAAGGCGCTCGAGAGTTACCTAAACAAACAGCACCCGAGGCAGAACGTCATCGTCTATCGCGGCTTGGGGTCGGGCCACCCGATCCGGGGGTTCAGTTACCAGGAGCTGCAGGCGATGATCGGTGACGAATTGGACATAGACCGCGGGTTTATGAGCAGCTCGGTCAACACCAAGTGGGCCGATCAATTCTCCAGCGAAGGCTGGATAGTTGAAATTCGGATCAAGAAAGGCGACCGGACTCGCGGCATGTGGGCCAAGCCCCATAGCTCGAACGCCAGGGAGAACGAGTTCGTCTTCTCGACCAACACCAGGCTGCGGCTGACCGAGGTACGACAAGAGGGCCGAAAGATAGACCCACACGTCAACGTTCGGTTCATCGCGGAGGTAATTGAATGACGTTCGCACCCGGGAAGTTTGTCGACCCTGGCCTGCCAGATGGTACCGGTATAGTCATCAATTCATGCCAGCGCTGCCGCCACAAACACATCGGCAAGAGTACCTGCGACGCATACCCCGAGGATCCGCCCGGGCGGCCGAGGCCGATCATCGCGGGTGAGCACGACCACACGACGCCATTCCCCGGGGATCACGGGATCCGATTCGAGCCAAGGCCCGATCTTGTGGAGGATGGCGCGGGTTAGTACCTTGGAGATCAAGCGAGGCGGCGGTCTGCAGCCGCCGCGGTCGTGAGCGATAGCCGACGGGCTAATCGCAGCAGCAACCCGCAACACCCTGGCCTGCCAGCGAGGCCCCCAATCGCTGAGTAGCATCCGCCGACCGAGCCGGCACCCCAAAAACCCCACGCTCGAGAGGAAAACCGACATGACGATCCAGGTTACCGGGAAAGACGGCGAAGGCAACGAGCATACGATCTCCCTGGAGGGCCCCCCGGCGGGGACAATAGCCGAGAGCGAGTTTGAGGCGCGGTTTAATGATCGTTTCCAGAAACGCGCCACAAGTCTCCAGCAGTCCGCGCTCGCCGACGCGCTGTCTGACGATACGTTCAAGGGCAAGGCGCTCGCGGCATGGGGTATCGACCCAGACGCCAAGCCCGGCAACGTCGAACCGGACGCGGAACGCATCGCGGCCCTGGAGGCTCAGTGGGCCGACCGGCACATCAAGCCGCTACAGGAGCAGCTCGACACCGCCAAGCAGCAGAACCAGCGGCTACTGGGCACCAGGCTGACGGCGGAGATCCTCGCCGAGGCCGAACGGATCGGAGTGAGTAAGCAGTTCCGGGAGAAGACCGAGGGTATGGGGCAGGCGATGATCGTCGCGTCCACCGTCGACCTGTTCGAGTATGATCCCGAGACGGACGCCTTCTACGTGAAGGGGCAGAAACCCGGCGAGTTCGAGTACACCACCCGCGCTGCGGTCGATCGCAACTCGCCGTATCGCACTATCGGTGAGCATTTCGACCTCTTCGGCGAGAACAAGAGCAACAGCGGCTTCCTCGAGGACGTGCGCCAGCGGGGGCCCAGCCACAAGGGCGGGGATCGTCGCAGCAACGACGTCATCCTGTCGAGGGAAGACGCCAAGGACCACCAGAAGTTCGTGGCGGCCGAGAAGCTAGCCGAGGAGCAGGGCGGCAAGTTCCTCATCGAAGATTAGGAAACCCGCGGGCGCGAGGCCCCGGGCCAAGCGACCTAACAGGGGGATACCGTGGCAAACATCATCACGCCGTACAACCCGATCTGGTACGCCAACCGCGGTCTCGAGCGCCTTGAGTCGGCGCTCACCTTCGTCCGGACCATGTTCATGGCCTACGACGACGAGCCCCGCGAGTTGGGCGACACGATCGAGATCCGGAAGCCCGGGGCGGTTCCGGTGCAGGCCATGCCGATCAGTACGGCAAGCGACCTGACTCCCAGCAAGATCACCATCACCCTCGACCAGTGGTTCGGATCGGCCTTCAAGATCTCCGACAAGGAGAAGGCCTACACCGGCGAGCGGATCGTGCGCGAGCACATCGCGCCGGCGATGCAGAGCCTGGCCGAGAACATCGAGACCGCGGCTCTCGCGCTCTACAAGGACGTCCCCTGGCAGATCATCGGAGCCAACCCCGCTGTTCCCAGCGAGGTCGTCGCGTTGCGTAAGCAGATGAACCAGAACAAGGTGCCGAAGGGCCAGCGCCGGCTGGCGCTCAATTTCGAGCGCGAGGAGGATCTGCTCAACAACGCCACGTTCGCCCAGGCAAACACATCGAGCTCGGGCGCGGCTACCCAGCGTGAGGGCGAGATCGGCCGGAAGTACGGCTTCGATCTCTACCAGAACGACCTGCTCCCGAACCACACAACGACCGCCCTTGCCCTGACGGCGCCGCTGACCAACGGCATCGCGGCCCTGGATGCCACCACGATCAACGTGGACGGCACCGCCGTCACCGGGTCGGTCGTACCGGGCGACATCGTGTCCTTTGCGGGGCACACCCAGAAGTACGCGATCACCGCGGCCGCAACGGCGGCCGGCAACGCGATCGCGCTCTCGGTCACACCCCCGGTGGGCCAGGGGCTCGATGGCCGCGTGACCATCGCCGACGGCGTGGTCCCGACCTTCGAGCAGACCAGCCAGGGTATCAGCTTGGCCTACGACGCCCAGGCGTTCGCCATCGTCATGGCGGACCTGCCGGAGACCGGCAACGGTCGCGGCGCCGAGATCGCCACGGTGGGCGATCCCCGGACCGGCCTGAGCCTGCGGGTCAGCCGCTGGTACGAGCCCATCAGCGCCGAGGAATGGGTGCGTTTCGATGCGCTCTACGGGGTCAAGACCCTCGATGGAAACCGGGCGGTTCGCTACGCTGGGCCGACCATCTAGGGCCGGTGGGGACCGGGCCCATAGTGGCCCGACCACCGTGGACAGCGAGAGTAGCCGGGGGATGGGGGATAGCCCCCGTTCCCCGGCTTTTCTTTTCTCCCCAGGAGGGACGAGACCATGACCGAGCAGACCATCACCCTGGCGATAGGCGACGAGTTGGTCACCATCACCCAGACCCAGATCGACGCCGGCTGGGGCAAGGGCGACGAAGTGTGCGAGCGAGCGCTCCGGGCCCACAAAGCCAAGCTGACCCGGGCAGCCAACGTGGCCGCCAGGGCCGCAGCGGAGGCCGAGGAGGTGGAGGAGGCGGAGGCGGCGGAGGCCGAGGGCGAGGAGAAATAGGTCATGGCCACCGGCTACTTCAACCCCGAATCGGGATCGGCCGACCGGAAGATGCTGCCCAATTGGACGGCCGGCAGGGACCTGGCCGACCTGGCTGCCCGCATCGAGGCGGAGATCGTGGCGCATTTCACGATCGACACCTTCAACGGACCGGCCTACGCTTTCCGGCAGACGGACCAGGGCCAGGTGCTCGATTCAGGGCCGCTGGCCGGCCTGGTCAAACTGGCGGACAACCTCTACGTCCAACTACGGGGCTACAGCGAGACCGTGGCCACCGCGGAGGCGCGATTCGCCACGGCATTCAAACGCGAGATCGCCGAGGTGATGATCTGGCGGCTCGGGATGGCCGAGCGCCGGCCAGGCACCAGGAGCGAGAGCGACGGCGATACCACCAGGGCTTACGCCGACAACGCCGACGATCCATTCCCCAAGGCCTTCCCGCGCCACCTGGGGCCTTTCATCGTCGGCGAGGAGGTCTATGTCGCGTGACTGTTATTCCGTTCGGCGCCGTCTTGCGGACCAAGCAGGCCGAGACGATGCTCAAGCAGATCGGCGTGAAGGCAAACGACCTGCGGACGGTCTTTCGGGGACCCATTGCGACCAGCCTGGCCGAGAACATGCGGCAGCAGTTCGACAGCCGCGGGGCCCATTTTGGGACGCCGTGGCCGCCGCTGAGTAGCACGACGATCCTCCTTCGGACAAAGGTCACCGGGCCCAGTAAGGCCCGGCGGTCGGTCTCGAGGGCCGGGCGAGCAAAGGCCGGATTCGCCACGCCGATGCAGGACAGCCGGCGACTGTTCTTCACCCTCACGCGGCGAAGCGACCCCGAGGCCATCCGGGTCTACAACCCGCTGCAGATGTTCTGGGGCAGCAAGCTGCCCTACGCGGGGATCCACCAGGAGGCGCACACTACCCGGGTGTTCGGCAAGGGCCCTCTGGTTTCGGTGCCGGCCAGGCCGACGGTGCCCGACGTCATGCCGGTGACGATCCAGGAGAGCTGGGCCCAAATGATCGCGTCCCATGTGGTGCCCAAGTAGGGGGGGGTGATGGATCTCGAGATCTTGCGGTTGCTGGCGGACCATTGTGCTGACGACACCCTCGGTGTGGCGGCCAAGTTGAACGCCATGACGCTAGACGACGTGGCTGACGAGAAACCCGACGCCGTCTTTATCGCCGACGAGACCCGTGATCGGTGCGCCCTGCTGCTCGAGGAGCCACCCAGCATCCCGGCGTTGTATTTTCGGTTGGAGGGCCTGTATGGGATGAAAGGCGAGGCCCTTGCCAGCAGCGTCCTGCGGGACACCGAGGAGGCCGGCATACCGATCGGCATCCGCTGGATCGACCAGCAGGGCGACCAACTCAAGGCCCGCCAGGCGCGGAGTTACGGCATCCGGGCCCTGCTCCAGAGCCTCGAGGAGCTCGCAGTCCTTCAGGGGACCGCCAGCCAACGCAACGGGGTCGATTTGGTGAGCATGCAGGCGATTACCGTCGGGCCCTGGGCCGAGAAGATCGGCAACTATACATCCACCGCGGCGGTCCTGGTCACATTCCAGGCTCGCGAGAACAACCCGAGGTAGGGGGGGGGAAACAAACGATGGGGCGCTACATTCTGCGTGACGGCAAACCCGTAGAGATCACCAAGGAGACGGAAGACAAGGCCAGGCAAGCCCTCGAGGAAGGCGGTATCGACGCCTGCCAGGCCGTATTCGATGCGGCCCACGGGCCGGCCAACATGCCGGCCACCGCCGCGCCAGCGAGAAGGACCAAATCCAAGTCTGAATAACACCCACCAGGCCAGGAGGCCGGAATCATGGCGGTAGCAAAAAACACTCTCCGACACGGCGTGCTACTGGCGCCCGAGACCGGGGCCTACGGCAGCGGCACGCCGGCGTTGTCCGCCGCGACCGACGGCTTCCTGACCTACGAGACGCCGGTGCCGGCGTCGAAGTGGGCGAACGACGGAACCCGCGAAGGCGTCAGCGGTGCCGGCACGACCGACCTCACTCCGGTCAACCCGAGCGGTCAAGCCAGCGAGGTGTCGCTGGTCCACTACTTCAAGGGCGCCGGTGCGGCATACGCCGCCAGTGTGGTGCCAAGCGTCGATCGGATCCTCCGGGCCCTGGGGATGAGCGCGACACTCGACGCCACCCCAGGATCGGAGAAGTACACCTACGCCGGGATCAGCTCGTCGTTCGAGTCGCTCGTCGCCGAGATCTACACCAGGGGCCAAAAATACAACTATTTCGGCGCCCAGTGCCCCAAGCTGGTCATTGAGGCGGACGGCATGGTCGTCCCCAAATGGACCGTCGACATGTCGGGAATCCAGCAGTCCGACCCGGTAGATGCGGCGGTTCCGGCGATCACCTACCCAGGCGCCTCACTCCGCAACCCGAAGGCCACCAACATCGGCCTGACGATCGACCAGGGCGGCACGGTGTTCACCGGCATCCCGCGCAGCTTCACCTTCACGATGGAGCGCGAGCTCACCGACCGGACCAGCCAGAACGACGCCAACGGGTATCACCTGGGCTTCGAGTTGGGTCCCCGCATCATGACGCTGGATGTGGCGTTCGAGGCCACGGCGCTGGTCGTCGGGACTCCTCACGTCACCGCCACGGCGATCGATCCCTATCGGCTGTATAGCGCCCTTGCGACGCACCCGGTCCTGGTCAACCTCACGGTGGGCCCGACCCAATACAATAGGTTCAAGATTCAGGGCCCGACGGCCCAGGTGATGGGCCCACCCAGTGAGGACAACGACGGCCCGATCGCGCTGTGGGGGATGCAATTCAAATTCTTCCCCAGCGCCGACGGCCTCGAGGACGACGGCACTATCGTCACCGACTAACCCGAAAGGGGCTCGCGTGCAATTCGACACAGGGCCGGCCCTGGAAGCATTGGGCCGGCCGACCTTCAAACATGAAGGGCTGACGTATGAAGGGCGGCTGATCTCGCTACCCGAGTGGATGCACCACATCAAGGACGCCGAGCTGGCAGAGAAGAACCAGCTCAACTTGATGCAGCGGGCGGTGGTGTACCGGCGGTTGATCGACGCCTGGTTCCCGCCGACCTTCGAAAAGAAGCGTCGGTCGTTCCGGCGCCGCCGCCGGGCCTTCATGGTGGGCGTCAACGAGAACGGGGAGACCGAGACCAGCCGATACCGGAGCGTGGCCGACATCATCCTTGAATTGCCGGTTGCCATACAGAGCGAGGCCGTCGGGTCTTTTTTTCACTCCCAAGCTCGCGCATTCGCTCTGAAGCGCGAGCCGTCGACAGCGGCATCGACGCCCTAGAACCGGAGCCGGAGCTGGACGAGGACGAGGAGAAGCTGATCGAGGTCGTCCCGCTCGAGTACATCCTGGCGCGATTCGCCCACGCTGGCCAGGGGCGCCCCCGGGTAGGCGTGGCAAACGGCACGCGGGATAACTGGATCCCATTCG